GTCGCCGGGAACCGCCCTACCCGGCCTGATGATGGCAGGGCAGCGAAAGGAGAAGTCACCATGATTACGGCAGAGCAGAAAATCAACGCCCTTTTTGCGGAGCTTGTGCCCGTCAGCGGCAAGGCCGACACCGTTGCAGGGGAGATTGTCAGAGCCGTTTCCCGGATTGGCTACCGCAACTACAACGACGGCGACCACATCGGGGTAGGGTACGGAAAGCAGACTTGCAACCCGGCGGCCCGGTACCTCATTAAGAACGGCGGGGACGAGGTTGCGGTCATTGTTCATGGTATGTGGGGAATGGAGGCGGACAGCCTCTATGATAAGGCGGTCGAGATGCTTGAGGAAGCCGCCGCCTCCTACATCGAGCAGCACCCGGAGCTGAAGGCAGCGCCAAACAGCGAGGATATGTGGAGCTACCGGAACGAGAACGAGGACGTGGACGACTACGACGAGGAGGACGAGGAATGAAGCGCAGGAAGAAAGCGGAGGCTCCGCGATACGAAATCCGCAGCAGCATCCGGGCATTCCACAGGTACATTGACCGGGCCTGGGCGGAACACAGCGCGGAGTGCTACGCAAGTTTCTTCAATACCCCAGTCGAGGTATTTGACACAGCGGAGGGGGCGGTGATCTGCACCAAATACCCCACAAACTTCAAGGAGGCGCAGGCATGAGATACTACAGCACACAACGCCCGGTAGGGCCGGGGACGTTTCCGAAGCCGCAGGGGAACGCAGTCAAGGAGGTTTTCAACTTCGACAGCAAGACCTACTGCGAGGAGGTTGGCCGGGAGGCTTGGGGCTACATCGAGTACGAGAAGCCCCTCGACCCGGAGACGGCGGCAGGCTACGCGCTCGTGGCGGACGGCATTGGCTGCACGGGCTGCGTCCACGAGGCGGCCAGCCGGGATATGGACTGCTGCTGGAATTGCAGCCGCAACCCGGCCAGAAAGCCGCGAGACCTCTACCAGCACCGCCCGGCGGGAGGTGAGCGGCAATGATTGACTACGACAAGCTCCTCGAGGAGCTTCGGGAGGAAAAGGCGGCCTGCCAGTACGCGTACGGAGGCATGGTTCCAGCGTTCTACGCGCAGGCCCTCCATAAGGCCATTGAGGACATCGAGGAGTGCCGGGACTGCGCGGCGGAGGCAAAAAGAATGGCGGAGTTCAGTTGAAAGGAGGAGACGCAGGTGCTTAAACCGGGCATTTATTTGGCTGAGAATGACGAGAGCATATGGGACAGCTACAAAATCACGATGGAGGTTAAGGAAACCGAGAAATCCTACATTTTCCGCCTTGTCGAGTTC